GGTCGTAAGTCTGAAGTTGCTTACCAACTTATGAAAGCTGGTAAAGAAATGAAACGTGACATGGAGTATGCTTTAGTACGTAACCAAGCATCATCAGCAGGTGGACCAGCAACAGCTCGTACATCAGCAGGTATTGAGTCTTGGATTACTAACCGAGTAATTGCTACAGGTTCTACAGCAGGTACAACACCTGGCTTTGTAAACGGTACAGTAGCAGCTCCTACGGATGGCACTTCAGTAACATTCATTGAAGCAGACTTAAAGTCAGCTTTACAATTAGCTTGGACAGACGGTGGCGAGCCATCAACAATTCTTATGTCAGCAACTAACAAAGCACGTTTCTCTGGCTTTGCTGGTATTGCTACTAAGTTTGTAGACGTACAAGTTAAAGCACAGGCTTCAATTACTGGTGCAGCAGACGTTTACGTTTCTGACTTCGGTAACCATACTGTGAAACTTGATCGTTTCATGCGTGACCAAGCAGTTCTATGTATTGATCCAGGCTATGTTGGTTTAGCTTCACTACGTCCTTTAAGCAAAGAAGAACTTGCTAAGACTGGTGACTCAACTAAATACCTATTGACAGCAGAGTATGCACTTGTGGTTCAAAACCCAGATGCACATGCTAAAATTCAAAACGTAGGTGTTTAGTAATTAGCTATGATATAATGGAGGGAGTTAATTCTCCCTCTGTTGTATTTTTATTATGCCAATATTATTTGACCACAATAGCGTAACAGGTGTAAGTCAGTACTTTGACTATGACCCAGCTAAAGATACATACTACCTAACCTCTACTCAAGACTTGAGTGGCATGTTAGACAAAATTAAACAAGCAAGAGATAACCCTGCAATATGGGATAAAGGTGTTAAACAAGAATGGGCGCACTTTGCTAGTATTCCGCCTGTAGTGGAAATGAAATTAAAGCAAAAGGGTATAGATATGTATAACCCTGACCACACTAAAGCTCTTGTAAAAGAAATAAACGAAAACTATCCATATCTCAAATTGACTACAAAGAATGGATGATAGTTTACGGAGCTAAACGAGTCGGTGGTAAATTATTACTACGAAGATGGTTTAAGAAAAGAAGTTCAGATAAGCATAAAAGACTTGACTTAGATATGAGTAAGTTAAGAAAAAAATGGTGGCACTTTAGGACAAGATGGACCAAAACGAATTAAAAGACGTACTATTAGCAATACACGAACTCTTACAAAAGAATGAGTTTGATACTGCTATGCCTCTTATTTATGAGGTATTAGACCTATATCCTAACAATGCTATGGCATTAAACTTCTTAGGTTATGTTTGGCTTATGGCTGATAAACCAGCTATTGCTTACCAAATGTATCGTAGAGCATTACAAGAAGCTCCTACCAATAAAGTTATATGGACATCTTTGGGTAAAGCATGCCATGAGATGGATAACTTTGAAGACGCACTTAAATACTTTTTAAAGTCAGCAGAATTAGATCCTACTTATGCACTAGCTTATGCTAATGCTTCAGCATCATTGGTACAAACATCAAGATGGGCTGACGCAGAGAAGTCAGCTAACATGGCTTTAGAATGTGATCCTAGTGAGATCAATGCTCAAATGAATTTAGCTCATTGCTATTTTGCTACAGGAAGATGGGATGAAGGCTGGAAACAATGGGATAAGTCACTAGGTGGCAAATTCCGTAAAGAATGGGTATATGGTGACGAAGTAAGATGGGATGGCACTAAAGATAAAACAGTTATTATCTATGGCGAACAAGGCCTAGGTGATGAAATATTCTTTGGCTCATGTATTCCAGATGCTATATCAGTTAGTAAAAAAGTATATGTAGACTGCGACCCTAAACTAGAAAACTTATTTAAACGTAGCTTCCCACAAGCTGAAGTGCATGGCACTCGTAGAGAAGAGCATCCGAGATGGATAGCTGATAAAACATTTGACTATCGCTGTGGTTTAGGTGGTCTTCCTGAATTCTTTAGGCATCATAATAAAGACTTCCCAGGAACTCCATACTTAGTAGCAGATCCTGCAAGACGTGTTATGTGGCGTGCTTTATTTGACTCATGGGGTAAGAAAGTTATAGGTATCACGACTCATGGTGGCATTAAACAAACTAATTCTAAAGGCCGTGAGATACCAAAAGAATGTATTGAAAAGCTAGTTAAACTAAAAGACTATGCAATAGTAAGTTTAGACTACAAGCCTACTGAAAAAATAGATGGCGTACATTATTTCCCATGGGCCACACAGTCTAATGACTATGATGACACGGCTGCATTACTAGCAGAATGTGACTTAGTACTTGGCCCTAATACAACTGCATTAAATGCTTCAGCAGCACTAGGTGTTAAAACATGGTGCTTAGTACCTGAATATCATCAATGGCGTTATGCTCAACCTAGTATGCCTTGGTATCGTTCTATGAGACTTATGTATCAAGATAAAAGATCATGGACAGAGGTATACGATAGCGTTATTACACAATTGTAATGCTCATTACACCAGAATATTTAGATCAGCAAAAGAAACTGCATGAAGGTATTTATGGCTTATCAGCATGGAAGTGGGCTGATAGAGTTGAACATCATGAAGACATATTAGACTATGGATGTGGCAAGCGTAGTTTAGAAGCTGAATTAGGTAGGCCTATTGCTAATTATGATCCTTGTATATTTGGTTTAGAAAACAACAATGAGCCACATGACTTTGTATTTTGTGGTGATGTATTAGAACATATAGAACCTACATTACTAGATAATGTTTTACAAGATATTAAGCGTTGCATGAAAAAAGAAGGACTATTCATTATTAGTACAGTTAAAGCTGGTAAGTCATTGCCAGATGGTCGTAATGCACACTTGATCGTTAAAGATCATAAATGGTGGCGAACTGAACTTACTAAATACTTTGTAATAGACAAAGAGGAAATAGAGCCTAAACAATATATCGTAGAGGTTAGCAATGGGTCTAGGTGATTGGATCATGGCTTCAGCAGAAGTCAAAGAAGAGAACGAAAAGGCTGGTAAGAAAGTAAAAATTGGCAATGGTGTAAGTATGTATTACGATCACCAAGTATTTGCTAATAACCCTCGCATGGCATCTAACTCAGATACAGATGTTGTATGGGTAAAGAATTATCCTAACCACAGACCTTATCTAAAAGGATCTAAAGACGGACATTTAGTCTTTAATGATAACTATAAGCCTAAACCTGGTGAAATATACTTATCTAAAGACGAAAAGATATGGGCTGATAAGAAAGTAAAAGAACCTTTTATACTTATAGAGCCTAATGTAAAGCGTACATTTATCCATACTGTAAACAAAGCATGGGATAAGTGGGATGAATTAGTAAAACATGACTTACCTTGGAAACAAGTAGGTGATTGTACTGCTAAAAAATATACAAAATGGATAGAAACAAAAACATTCAGGGAAGCATTAGCTATACTAAACAAAGCTAGTGTTTTTGTAGGGACAGATGGTGGCTTACATCATGCAGCAGCAGCCTTAGGCATACCTTCCGTAGTGATATGGACAGGGTTTACTTCACCGAGACATTTAGGATATGATACCCATAGAAATATACATGACGGTTCAGAGCCATGTGGGACTTATGATAGCGTGTGTCAACATTGCCTTTTAAAAAGCAAAACAATAACCGTAGAGCAGGTTTTAGATGCAGTTAATACTGAGTGGCATAGAACGCAGAGATAACGTCTTAAAACGCCTGCAAAAGCATTGTAAGGGTGTTTTAACAAGAGAATGGGATGGTAAGTCAATTCCAGTCGTAGTAGGTAATTTACATGGCGCAGATAAAATACAAATAGTTTGTAGAGAACAAAATATACCTTACATTCTGATAGACCATGGTTACTTTCATAGGTCATCTGGCTTAGAATGGGCTAGGTTCTGTGTAAATAACTACCATTGTACAGACTGGCGATCATCTATTAGAGATATTCCTGAAGCAAAAGACTATAGATCAGGTGAACATGTAGTTATTTTGCCTCCAGCAGATAAAGTATCATACATTTACAATGCTTCTTGCTGGTTAGACACAACCATAGAAGAAATTAGAAAGCATACAAAAAGAAAAGTTATCATTAAGCGTAAAGGCGAAGGTGACTTTAAGAAAGCATTAGAAAAAGCTCACGTAATAGTAAGTTTTGGTAGTGTTGCAGATGTAGAAGCAAGCCTTTATGGAGTACCTGTGATCGTATCAGATCATAGTCCTGCAAAACCAATTTCAAATAGCATTACAGATATAGAAAACTTAAATTATCCAGATAGGCACGACTGGTTACGTTCATTAGCTGCTGCAGAATGGCACATGAGCGAAATGGACAAGTGCTGGGATAGACTAAAAGGACAATTAGATGGCATTAACTAACTATACAACGTTTGTATCTACGGTAGAAAATTACCTAGCTAGAACAGACTTAACAAACGTCATACCTGACTTTATTCAGTTAGCACAGACTCGTATGTCACGTGACTTAAGAACTGAAAAGATGCTAAAAGTAGCTACAACTACTATGGTAGACAATACAGTATCTATACCTGCAGATATGTTAGAGGTAAGGGAAATACATTTACAAGGTAACCCTCCTGTTATTTTAGAGTATCAGTCACCAGACTTATTCTTTAAAAACTTTCAAACGACATTATCAGGAAGACCGTTTTATTTTACAATGTTAGGTTCAGAGTTTCAGTTTGCACCGCAACCCAATGGTAACCAAACTGTACAAATACTTTATTACTCTCAACCTACATTTATATCAACAACAACTGCTAGTAATTTATTCCTAGCTAATTACCCAGACGCTTTATTATATGCAACTCTAGCAGAAGCAGAACCATATTTGATGAATGATGGTCGTATTCAAACATGGTCATCTTTATATGACAGAGCAATTGCAAACATTAAAACAAGCGACTTGGGCCAAACATACCCATACACTTCACTAAGCGTAACACCAAGATAAGGACAATATTATGGCAGAAATAAGCAATTATTTAGAAAATGCAATTTTAAATGCGACTCTAAACGCAACAACATACACAGCACCAGCTAACATATACGTATCACTATGGACTTCAGACCCTACAGATGCAGGTAGTGGTACAGAAGTATCCGGTGGAAGCTACGCTAGAACAGCAGTATCATTTGCAACAGCATCTGGAACATCTGGCAATGTATTAAATGATGGCGCAGTAGAATTCCCACAAGCCACAGCTACTTGGGGTACTATTGGATGGATAGGCATTAATGATGCTCTTACAACTGGAAATTTACTTTATCACACACCATTAACAACTTCTAAAGTTATTGATACTGGTGACATTTTTAAAATTGCTGTAGGTTCACTTAGCGTAACAATTGGTTAATTATGCCAGCAGATATTTGTGGGCCATTTACCCTTGAACAATTAGACCTGTTTGGTGGTAATTTAGACACATTACCTTTCTCATTAGATAGTTATATATGGGAAGATCCTAATGTTTGTATAGCATACGGAGAAGGTGCATTTAGTGCTAATGCTACTATAGATGCAACTGCCTTTAGAATAAGAATGGCTGCAGCTCTTATAGATGCTACAGCAACTGTTACAGCAAATGGCGCATTAGTTATCTTAGCTAGTGCTGATATTACAGCAGATGCAACAGTTACAGCAGATGGTTCAAAAATAGTAAATGCAAACGCAAATATTACAGCAGATGCCACAGTATCTTCAGATGCAATTCGTATTAGAACATCATCTGGAAGCATAGACGCAAACGCAAATGTATCTGCAAATGGTACAGGTATTTTTGCAGGAAACGCAAATATTACTTCAGATGCTACAGTAAGTGCTACTTATGTCAGAATAAGAACAGGTGACGGAAGTATTACTGCTGACGCTACAGTCACTTCTGATATGATACGTATTAGAACAGATAGTGCTGATATAGAAGGTATTGCCGAAGTAGAAGCTGCAGGTGGTGTTGTTTATGAAGGCCATGCTGAAGTCAATGCTTATGCTGACGTTGCATGCGTACCTTACGCTATTAAAGTAGGCCAAGGATATATTACATGCAATGGAACAGTCGTAGCTAGTGGTAAAATACTAGGTGAAGGATGGATAGATACATCTTACGATACAAATACATGGTCAGCCATTTCTCCAGGTACAGAGACATGGACTGAAGTAACTGCAGGACCAAATACATGGGTTGAAACAAATTTTGACTCAAATACATGGAATGACATAACACCAGGTAGTAATACCTGGAATAATATTTAAACAAAGGAATTATTATGCCAAAGGATAAAATTAGCCAGTATGCGTTTACACCGGCTGCTAACACAGATATAGGTGGTATTAACATTGATGAGGGTTGCGCACCTTCAGGTATTAACAATGCTATTCGTACACTTATGACACAGATCAGAGATCTGCAAGCAGGTGTGAGTGGCGATACTGTTCCGCTTACAGCAGGTGGTACTGGATCAGGTACAGCAGCTAGTGCTAGAGCAGCATTAGGTTTGGCTATTGGTACAAACGTCTTAGGCTATGTAACTCCAGGTGCATCTGGTAACATTTTACTATCAGATGGATCTAATTGGACAAGCGTTGCACAAAGTGCAGTAATTACATTAGACACCATTACTGGTGGCCCACTAGCATTAGCAAAAGGTGGTACAAATGCTACTACAGCAGCACAAGCTAGAACTAATTTAAACGCACTAGAATATGTAACAGCAGGCGCTACAGGGCAAGTACTTACTTCAACAGGAACTGGCTGGGCTTCTCAAGCATCTAGTGGAGGTCAATTTAAAACTGAATTGTTTGCAACCCCTGGCCCTGCCACATGGACTAACCCTGGTGCTGTTACACAAGTAAGAGTAACTGTTATTGGCGGCGGCGGTGGTGGCGGTGTATCTCCAGGCGTTCCTACTACAAGTGGTCCTGCTGGTAGTGGTGGTTATGCTTATGCTAATTTTACTATTCCAACAAGTCCTGTAACTGTTACAGTTGGAGCAGGTGGCGCTGCTAAAGTTGGTCCTGGCGGCGGTGCTGGATCATCAGGTAGCTCATCTTCTTTTGGACCTTATATTTCAGCAACAGGTGGCGCTGGCGGTCCTACTGCAACAACACCTGCCACACCAGGCTCAGGAACAATATCAGCTCCAGCACTTCCTGGAGCAATAAGAATAGACTTCGCTGGTGGGCTTCGAAATATTCCCGGAACTAATCCCGCGGCTGTAGCTTATTCTTATGATAGTCCATTTAGTGCGGGTTCAGCTGGCACTGGCAGTAGCGCACCTGGTGGTAACCAGGATGGTGGTGTTGGTGGTTATGTTCTTGTAGAATTTGTCGGTTAAGGAAAATAATATGAAAAATGCTTTAATTAGCCCTAATGAAAGTCCAATTAAATATGTATCAAGTTGGACAACAGATACACCTCCTCAACCTGTTTATACACCTATTAATAATTCATGCAGAGTAGCAGAGGTTGAAACTAACACATTTGAAGTTGCTTTACCTTTATTTTGGACAGAGTGTGATGATGATGTAGTTGCAGATCAATGGTATTACAATACAAACGATAAAGAAATTTATCCTGTACCTGAACCAGCACCAGAACCAACTTAAATATGTTATAATGTTTTAATGAATACTATAAAACAATTTCAAGATCATAAATACGTTCACTTAAAAAACTTTTTAGACAAAGCTAATTGCCAACAATTAACAGATGAATTAAAGCGTTTAGTTAATGAAAATAAAACAGTTAAAGATGAACAATGCCCATTATCAGATGCAGTACATGGTTCAGAAGTATTTGATAGTCTATTAGAACAATTATTACCACACTTTGAAAATGCTAGTGGTTTAAAACTATATTCTACTTACTCTTATGCAAGACTTTATAGTCAGCATGGAGAAGAATTAAAAAACCATAGAGATAGACCAGCTTGCGAAATATCGGCAACTATTACATTAGGTTTTGAAGGTGGTATATGGTCTATTTACATGGGAGACAATGAAGATAAGTCCAATGGCACAAAAATTGAAATGGATGTTGGTGATGCTGTTATGTATCGTGGCATGGACAAATGGCATTGGCGTGAACCTTACTTTGAGGGAAAATGGCAAGCCCAAGTATTCTTACATTACGTAGATCAAAATGGCCCTCATGCTGAATGGAAGTATGATAAGCGTGAGTCTTTAGGTTTAAGTAAAACAATTAATAATGTATCTCAACCTCAACAATTAGATATATGTTATGTAATGAAAAAAGCTATATCAGATGGCTTTAGTAACACACTTATTAAAGAATATTCAAAGCCTGAAGTCGAAAAAGAACTGCCGTTTATTGGCGAAGGTCGTGATCTTAAAAATAATATTAATTTAGATATTAGAAACGTTCAAAGACTTCAATTGCCATTACATGCTGGCATAGGAGCAACATTGACATCATGCGCTTTAAGTATAAACCATCAATATTGGCAATATAATATTACACATTCCAACCAAGCTGAGTTTTTAATGTATGAACCTAATGGTAAATATGAGGCTCATGTAGACACATTTCACCAGCACGGAAATGAAACAAGAAAATTGACTGCACTAGCTATTCTTAATGATGACTTTGAGGGCGGTAAGTTTTATATTATAAATAGCCATGAAAAGATATATCCTCCACAAGAAAAAGGGGATGTAATAGTATTTCCTTCATTCATGGTTCATGGCGTTGAACCTATCACTAAAGGGGTAAGATATTCAGTAGTCACCTGGATGGTTGGCCCATATTTTAAATAAGAGGAAAGTATGGCAACACAAAGAATTGCTTTCAAGGAATGGTTACCTGACCAGCCTACAGTATTAGACTGTCTAACAGATGCAAAAAATGTAGTACCAGTAGCCATGGGATATGCTCCTATGATGACTGCAGAAGACATATCTAATGCAGCTTCAGAAGCACTTAGCAATGCTTTTGCTGGTAAATTTGGTACATCTACAGAACTATTTGCAGGCGGAGCTACAAAATTATTCAAATTTAACCCAAGCGATATAGACTTAGATAATGTATCTAAAGGCGGTGGTTATACAGGATCAAATAGATGGAACTTTGTTCAATTTGGTGACGTTGTATTAGCTGCTAATGGCTCTGAAAAAATACAGTCATGGCAAGTAGGAAGCTCTACAGCTTTTGCTGACGTTGCTGCTAATGCTCCTACAGCTAAATTTATTACAGTTGTACGTGACTTTGTAGTAAGTGCTAATATTGGCTCTGACTATAACAAGGTTCAATGGAGTGATATTAACGCAGAAGGGTCATGGACTGCAGGTGGTGCATCTCAGGCCGACTTTCAATTGATCGCAGATGGCGGTAATATACTTGGGATCACAGGCGGAGAGTTTGGCTTAGTCTTGTTAGAAAAAAGCGTGGTTCGCATGTCATATTCTGGCAGCCCACTTTTTTTCCAATTCGACACAATTTCACGCAATGTAGGATGTAATGCTGAAGGATCTGTAGCCCAATATGGCAACCTTACATTCTTCTTATCAGATGATGGCTTTTATCAATGTGATGGTACTGCATTAACTGCTATTGGTGATGAAAAAGTAGATAACTACTTTTACACTAACGTAGACATATCTAAACTATCCAAGATGAGCTGCGTAGCTGATCCTATTAGCAAACTTGTTATATGGAACTATTTTAAAGTAGATGGCACTACAGAAATGCTTATCTATAACTTTAAATTATCAAAATGGTCAAGAGCAGATAGTACTGCTGACTATATTTGCTCATCTGCAACATCTAATATAGCACTAGAAGGCCTAGACGCATTTGGTACTATAGATACGCTTCCAGCATCATTAGATGATCGTTTATGGGCTGGCGGTCAATATGTATTTGCCGGTGTAGCTTCTACAAAACTAATAGCGTTTACAGGCCCATACATGCCAGCAAAACTTATTACTAATGACATTGAACAAGGATATGACTCAGTAGTTACATTAGCAAGACCTATGGTAGATAATGGATCAGCAAGTGTAGCTGTAGCAAGTCGTAAGAACCTTAATGAAACTATTACTTACAGTTCAGATGTCACAGCAACAACTGAAGGAAGATGTAGTTTAAGAAGTTCTGGTCGTTATCATAGGCTTAAACTTATACCTAGCGGTGATAATTGGAAACATGCTGTAGGTTTAGACATAGACATTACTACACAAGGCACTAGATAATGGCTGATCGTGACATGTATCGTAAACTACCTTGGACAGGTGGTGATCCTAGAAGTGTAGCTGAAATTGTAAATAACCTTGTAGAAGGTAAGTCTAATAACACAGGCAATATTACTTTGGCTGCAAGTAGTGCAGTTTCTACTACTATTTATGATGAGCGTATAGGATACAATTCTTATATTGGTTTAGAACCTACAACACAAACAGCAGCTAGTACATACTTCCCATACGGTGCATTTCAAGATACGACTGACCAAAGTTTAGCTACTATTACAGCCACGGCTAATGTTACTTTAAATGCTACAGACTATTCTTTAGGCACAAGTTTAGTAGATGGATACAAAGTAAAAGTAGACTATTCTGGTCTTTACAATGTTCAGTTTAGTATTCAGTTTGCTAATGATGACGCACAAATACAAGATGTAGATGTATGGTTTAAAAAGAATGGTTCAGATGTTGCAGGGTCTAATAGTAAGTTTTCTGTAGACAGTAAACATGGTAGCGTTCGAGGCCATGTTATTGCAGCATTAAACTTTAATATAGAACTAGCTAAAGATGACTATGTAAGTTTAGCATGGGCTACAAGTTCTACATTAGTAACAGTAGAACACTTAGCAGCACAAACAACACCTACTAGACCTGCAACACCTAGTGTTATTGTTACCATTCAGTATTTAAGTGCTAATTCATTCACTACAAACTTATTTACAGAGCCTTATGTTAGTTCACAGTCACAAGGTCAGGCTACTATATCGCATCCTGCAAATACAGGCACGAATAAGGTGTATCGTTATATAATAGTAGGATGATATTAAACTACATACCTAAAGACCAGTTACGTTCACATTGGGACTATGTTAAACATGGTCTTGAATTAGTAAGGGCAAAAGGTCACACAGAATGGATAGTAGAAGACGTCTATTGTGACTGCTTTGAAAACCGTTCTATGTTATTTATGGGTATCATAGATAATAAACCAGTAGGTTTCGTAGTCCTTCAGCCAATAGGAAATGCACTTCATGTATGGGCTTCTTGGTCTACTATTAATGATATATCACTTTTTCAACAAGCATTTCAAGAAATTCAAGCAATAGCAAAACAAGGCGGCAAGTCTAAAGTTACATTCTCTTCACAAAGAAAAGGATGGGAACGTAGAGCCAAAGAAATGGGCTTTAAGCCTCAAACATGGGAATATATACTTTAAGGAAATAATTATGGGCGGAATGATAAACCAAACACCACAAACACCACAACAACCATTGCAAATGTATCAAGTTCCACAAACGGTCACTCCATATTCACAGTCTCCTAATTACTTCGGAGCATACACATCACCGGTACAAATAGGAACAACTCCTAAACCTCCTCAATATGATAAAAAAGGAAAGTTAATTAAAGGCTCTGACACAAGCTCATTTGAAAACCCAAGTGCTTTACCACTCTATAGTATGTATATTCCTCCATCATCAATGCCAAACATTAATGCTTACTTGCAGTCACCAGCTTCATTATTAGGAGCTATGCAAAGTGCTAATGTTGCTCCACAAGGTGCTGGACAATATCTAACATCAAATACTTCTACAGGACAATAACATGAAATTATTAAATTTATCTAATTGGCTAACAAGTTTAGTTGAGTCATTTACATTTTATGGTAATTCAGGAGGTGGAGGTGGATCGTCTCAAACTAAGTCTGAACTAGATCCTACAGTAAAACCATTTGTACAATATGGACTTGAGCAAGCTAAACAACTTTATAATGCAAATACTCCACAATATTATTCTGGTCAAACTTATGTAGGCCCTTCAGAGCAAACACAAGCTGCTTTACAAGCTACTCAACAAAGAGCATTGCAAGGCAACCCATTATTACCTGCAGCTCAAAGACAACAACAAGATGTAATTAGCGGTCAATATTTACAAAACAACCCTTACTTTAACCAAGCATTAGCCGGTGCTGCACAAGGTGCTACACAAAACTATAATGATGCTATTACACAAGCTCAAAGCTCTTTATCAAAAGCTGGTCGTTTTGGATCTAACGTAGGTGCTGATATTCAAAATAGAGCTGCTACAACTTTAGCTAATACATTGGCTAATAAATATGGAGAACTTAGTTATCAAAACTTTGCAAATGAACGTGCTATGCAAAACCAAGCTGCACAATATGCTCCTACATTAGCACAAGCTGACTACGCTGATATTTCACAATTAGCTAACGTAGGTAAAACAGCAGAAGACTATCAAAAAACTGCTCTACAAGCTGACATTGATCGCTTTAACTTTCAACAAAATTTACCATATCAAAAACTATCTTCATACCTTGGTGCTGCTTATGGCGTACCTAGCGGTCAAGTATCTACAACTACACAAAGTGGTGGTGGTAAGATAGTATGTACAATGATGAATGAACAGGCTTATGGCTTTGGATCATTCCGTAATGCAATTTGGCTTAAACATTCAGCTAATATGCCTAACGCTAAAGTATATGAAAAAGGCTATCACACATTATTCTTACCATTAGTAGAATTTGCTAAAGGCAAAGGTAAACTTAATAAAGTAGTACGCAATGTATTAGCACATATTGCTAGACATAGAACTGCTGACATTTATAAACAAATGCGTGGTAATAAGAGAGACACATTAGGTCGTATCTATCGTGCTATTTTAGAGCCAATTTGCTACGTAGTAGGAAAGGTAGTTTAATATGGGAATGCCAGTTTTAATAGGTGCTGGAGTAGGTGCTTTAGGCTCTGCAGCAATGGGTAAAAGCCCTTTAACAGGCGCTTTAATGGGTGGTAGTTTAGGTGGTTTAGGCGGATCTGCAGGACTATTTGGTGAAGCAGCTAAAGCTGGTGGCGTATTAGGTACAGGGACAGGCGGTTTATTAGAAGGCTTAAAAGGCGTTTCTGCTGCTACTCCAAGTTTAGGGTCTGGTGGCTATGCTGCATTAGCATCTCAAGCTGCTCCTAGTGCTGTAGCTGCAAGCGTACCTGCTGGCTTTACATCTCTTGGTGGTGAAATTGGTCCTTCATTTATGTCAGGCCCAGGAATAGCTACAGCAAGTGGTCAAGTAGCTTCAGGCGCTATACCTTTAACAGGAATGGATAAGGCTTTAGGTGCTGTAAATAAAATAACTGCACCATTTGAAAACTTTGCTATGGAAAACCCAATATTAGCAAGAGTTGGTGGAAATGTTGCTGCAAACCAAGTAATGGATACAATGCAACCAACTCCACAGCAACCAGTAGCTCAGCCACTTCCTGTAAACAGACCAAATTTTGATCCATCATCAACTCTTATGAATGTATCTCCAAGCCCAACACCAAGTCCAATGAATAAAACTGGCATGATAGATCTTAAGACAACTATGCCAATGACGGATGAAGAAAGACTAAGACTTCAGCAATTAATGCAATTAGGATATAGAGGATAATATTATGGCTTTATTTGACGCAAATAGTGGGTTAGGTAATTTGTTTAGTGGTATGAATATATTTGGCTCTAAACTTCCTGACTACTTAACTGGTATGCCAGCTCAAGGACAAACTCCTGCTGTACCTGGTTTATTAAACGAAACACAACAAGAAAAACTTAGAAACCAAGCGTTACTTTCTGGTCTTATTGGTACGGCTGCTACATATTTTGCACAACCTAAAAACCAAAATATTGGCTTAGGTGCTATTCTTGGAAAGTCATACTTAGGTGGTATGCAAGCCTCACAAGGTGCTTACAATGCAGCTACAGAAAATGAAATGAATAGACTTAAGATACAAAAAGAACAAAGAGACGCACAATTAGACTATTTAAAAGCATTACCTACAGATGTACGTGAGTTTCAATTTGCACAAACAGATCCTAAATTTCTTGAATATGCTAAAACAATGGCTAACCTTAGAGCGCCAAAAACTAATGTTGTTACTAACGTATCTAATAAAGAGTTTGCATCTAATGCTATTAAAGATCTTGAAGGTAGTTTAACTGCTGGTTATGAAGCTCAAAACATATTACCAACATACTCATCTATGAGAAACTTAATTAACGAAGGTGTAAGAACAGGTACTGGTGCTGAAGCAGCTCAAGCAATTTCTAAAGCAGGTCAATTGCTTGTACCAGGCTTTAATGTTGAGTCTACATCTAAACTTGAACAATTTGACGCATTATCTAAAGGCGTTATTATTCCTCAAGTTAAAAAACTTGGTGCTAACCCAACTAATACAGACTTAAAATTTATTGTTGACTCATCTCTTGGTATTGGTAAAACACCTGAAGGTAACTTATTACTTCTTGATGTGCTTGAAATTGGTGCTAAACGTGATGCTGCTCTTGCTGAATGGTCTGCTAATTGGCAAATGCAAAATGCAGATCTTCTTGAAAGAAACCCATCACAAGCTAGAGCTAAATTGTTTAAAGATAAATTACAATTTACTAAAGACTTACAAGCTCAAACTGCACCAGATGTACTTGCTATTAAGTCTCAAGTTCCAGGTATGGTTCAAAGCGGTACAGGCGCTATTAAAAACAAAAATATCTTATTCAAATAATTAAGGAATAGAAATGGCTCAAGATCCAAAAGCAGTCATACAGGAACTGTATTTTGACTTATCTGCTGGTAGAGACCAAGGCAATTTAAGTAAACAAGGCGAAGGTGTTTTAAATGCTATTGAAACTGGTGTAGTAACGCCACAAAGCATTGGACAGTATTTGCAAGGTGCTACATTAAATTTCTCAGATGAATTACTAGGTACACTTAATTCTGTATTTGGTAAGAAACCTGGTGTTATTTCTCAAGCGGCTAAAGAAGCAGGTTATGGTGACATTTCACCTAGACAAGCTGGTATAGGTTTAGAACGTTTAGCATTAGAACAAAGATCTTCTGAAAAACCACTTAGATCTATTGGCGAACAAATTGTAGGTGGTGCTATTCCAGCTATTGCTAGTAAAGGCACTACATTACCATTAACTTTGCCTAAAGCAGCATTACAAGGCTTTAAGTCAGGTGTTATTGGAGGCTTTGGTGCAGGTGAAGGCAGTCCAGAACAGCAAGCACTTTCTGCAGGTATTGGTGGCGTAACAGGTGCTGCAGCAGCTCCTGCATTACAATTTGGTGCAAGATTAGGTCAAGGTTTTGTTAAGCCTATGTTAAAGTCTATGTTTGCAGAACCAGAAGCTACAGGTTTGAAAGCTGGTAGAAACCTTGTTAAAGAAGCATTAAAGTCTGACGTAGGATCAGTAGATGAAGCTATTAATACAGTACTTCAAAACGCTGGTAAACCATATACATTGGCTGATATTGGCCCTAACACTAGAGCTTATTTAGATGCTGTAAGTCTTATTCCATCACCAGCAAAACAAACTGCTAAGAAGTTCTTAGAACAACGTGATAAAGGTATTTCAGCACGTTTAACTTCAGACTTACAAAGCGCATTTGGTAGCACAGCATCATTCTTTGATGAATTTAATGCACTTAAAACAGCTAGAACTGATCTTGGCAAAAAAATGTATGCCAATGCTTTTAATAAACAAGTTCCAGTTAATAGAGAACTTACAGACTTATTAGGCCGTCCAAGCGTTCAACAAGCGTACGCTAGAGGTATTAATATTGCACAAGAAAAAGGTATTAAAGTACCTAATGTCTCAGTTAATGCTCAAGGCCAATTAGTCACAGCAAATAATGAACTTGTTAATAAAGTTGATACAGAGTTTTTACATTACGTTAAAATGGGTTTAGATGACCTTGTTTATACAGGTAAGTCACCATCTAGCGGTATTGGTAATACACAATTAAACTCTATTAAAGATACCAGATCTCAATTCTTAAACTATATTGATAAGAATAACCCATCTTACAAGTCAGCACGTAATTACTGGGCAGATGATACAGCTACTATGGATGCTATGCAGTCCGGTAGAACATTCTTAAAGTCTAACCCAGATCAATTAAAAGCTGATATTAAAAAAATGTCTACATCTGAAAAAGAAGCATTCAGACTAGGTGCTATGTCAGATCTTATTGAGCGTGTAGGTGGCCAGTCTACAGATACAGTTGTACCTATGACAGCTAACGTAGCACGTAACATTCTTAAAGATCCTAAACGTGTAGCGCTTATTAAAGCTACTTTTCCAGATAATGAATTAGGCCAAAATAAATTTAACCAGTTTATTAAAAACTTCCAAACAGAAATGGAAATGAAAACTACATCTAGTCAAGTATTAGCTGGATCGCAAACAGCTAGCCGACAAGAAGCAGCTAAAGCAGTACGTGGTACTATTGCACAAGAGTCACCAAATGTTAATGATATACAAAGTTTAATATTTAATGCTCTTAAAATGGATGCTACACAAATGAATGAGCAGCAACTCAAGTCAACAGCTAACGAAGTAGTTAAGATATTGACTGAGACTGATCCTAAGAGACTACAACAAATTGCAGTAGAACTTACTAAACGTAGACCATCTGAAGTTGCTTATGATGTATTAACTCAAGCTACAAGAGGAGCAATTAGTCCATATACAACAGGCGGTGTTGCTGGTAGGTTTGGTGCTACAACTCAAGAAAGATACTTCCCAGGCCTCTTGGGTACTCCACAGTAAAGGAATAGTAATGGTTAAACCAGATGTAGAAGCACGTTTAAGTACGCATGAAGAAGTATGTGCGTTACGTTATGAGCAAATAAATGCAAGACTCAAACGTTTAGAACAAATACTTTTAGGCACAGCAGGTTTTGTTATTGTATATTTACTTACTAATGGAATGAAATAATGCAAACATTGAGAAACTTAGTAGCATTAATGCTAGGTATGTTTATGGGTATGTTACTTGCTACATCTATGGACGCTAAAGCAGATACAACTACTATCAACTATAAAGGTCAACCACCACCAAGTGCCATTAGCCCTTCTATAAGTGCTTTTAGCCAAGACGTTTGCCTTGTTCCTGTTACTGGTTCTGTTTCTAGCACATTGTTTGGCGTAAGTGGTGGCTCTGGCTATAAAGACGTTAATTGTGAGCGTATTAAACTAGCTAAAACTCTTAATGACTTAGGTCTTAAAGTTGCTGCAGTATCTATACTCTGTCAAGACGAAAGAGTATTTGAAGCCATGATACAGTCAGGTTCACCATGTCCTATAAACGGTTCTATTGGTGATGCTGCTAAACGTGGCTGGTATGAACGTAACCCTTCTATATTTAAGAAATTATATGGCGATACATACACGATACCGCTTGTTTCTGACGAGCCTATTATTACTTCTAATACTAAAGGAAAATAATGCTTATGCTTGGTCTTGCCAATATACTCCAACGCCTGAAGGCTATATGCTTCCAGGTTCTCTCGTATGTAACGGAATTGACCCAGAAGTTGCCATTAAAGACTATTGGTGCAAAAGTTATGTCACTCATGACCCAATTTGTGGTGCGTATCAAGTCCCTGCTTGTTCAGACTTGGTTGAAAACCAAACCACAGCTTGCACGTTACCTCACTATAGCGGTGCTGTTAATCAAAGCAGGACTTTTAATTGTACTGCAAACTCTTGGTCAGCTTGGACAGAAACTAGCAACAATTGCACACAAGACCCTGCAACGTGTCAAACAGGTGTTGAAACTAGACAATTAGCCTGTCAACCAGATTACGTAGGTGAGGTTATAGAAACAAGAAATTCATCTTGTCCTGACCCTTATGGCAATGCTGTATGGAGTGCTTGGGTAGAAACAACAAATACATGCGTTAAGAGTGCCACCAATGTTACAAATGTAAGTAGCCCTGTAAGCCCTAGTTCACCACTTAACCCTATAAACAACCCACCACCTGTTGCAGCCCCACCACCCCCTGCTGGGCTACCTGCAAATAGCCCTAGTGAGCCTGTTTTATCTACTCCTCTTCCCGTTAAGGTTGAACAGCCAAAACAGGAAGCTAAAAGCGAGCCAAAAGCAAAAGAAGACAGCCCAAAAGACCCACCAAAGGCTGAACAAAAGAATGATAGCAAGAATAGTCCTAAACTTGACATACCAAAAGGTAAGCAACTTGTACATGGCTTTGGGATAGTCCTTTCACTAGAAATACTTAACAAACCTATTATACAGCAAATTGAATTAACAGACGCCTTTAAACTTGATCAGGAACTTAATAATGACTTCGGAAAAAACGAAAACTTTAAACTTGAACTTCTCCAGCTCTCAACTCCTCAAGATGCTTTTATTGGTTCTGCCGATATTAGCTGGAAGCGCTTACGCAGGAATAACTTTCTACAACAAGATGGTTTCGGCAATTGATGCTGTTGACAGTTTAGACTTAGCTCCTATAGAGTCTAAATTAAATGGTTTAGAAATACAAGTTAAAGCTATTAACGAAAGACAATACCAATTATCTGAGTCTATTATGAAAGCTAGTGAAAAGTCTTCAGATGCTATTGCTAACTCACGTGAGACTGCTGCAATGGTATCAGGTTTACGTAAAGAATTAGAAGCTACTGTAAATGCTATGGATGACAAGCTAAATACAGTTAAACGTTCATCTATGAACCCATTATCAAAATGACATTCATTACAGAAAATAACATAGCTAACCTCTATAGTGCAATTATAGAGATGCCTATATTTGATGAATACAAATTACCACCGGCAAGTAAAGTAGACTTTGTTATTGTAGATGATGATAGTATTTGTGGTGAATATCAGCCACCAGAACAAGGTGAGCCGCATGTCATTACTATAAGCGTAGCTAGACACTCTCATTTATATCCTGTGCTAATTACACTTTGTCATGAAATATTGCACATGGCTGTATACACAGTTTCACCAAAAACAGAACAGTACACAAGTCATAAAGGCTTGTTTCTTAAATTACAAAAACGTGTAGCCAAAATGTATGGCTTTGACCCAAAGGAGTTATAGATGTTAAGTATTCTATCAGGTATATTAGGTTTCGCTACTTCAGGCTTGCCTAGTGTTTTAGGTTTCTTTCAGCAAAAGGGTGACCAAAAACATGAAAGAGAAATGGCTAAACTACAAACAGAACGTGAATTAGAATTAGCTAAAGCAGGTTTTATATCACAAGAAAAGATAGAAGCTATTAAGCTAGACCAAATAGAAGTTCAAACATACGCACAAGAACGTGAAGCATTATACGACCATGATAAAAAGTTAGTAGAAAATGCAAGTCCTACAGTTAAGAACTGGAATGCTATGGTAAGACCTGTAGTAGCATTTATTTTTGTAGGAGAGTTAGTGCTTATCAACCTTATTTCATTAGCATGGGCTATGTGGTCTGGTGTAGACTTTGTTGTAGCATCTCAAGAAGTATTTGGTTCTGAAGAAATGGCTATTACTGCATCTATTATTGGTTTCTATTTCGGCTCTCGTACATGGGAAAAGAAACGTGAAAGTATCTAAAGAGGCTATCAAGCTAATACGTCATCATGAGGGAGTTCGTGCCAAACCTTACAAATGTCCTGCTGGGCTTTGGACTGTGGGTGTTGGTCATCTTATCGGTGATGGTAAAACGCTACCAAAAGAATGGAATAAAACATTTACTCAGGAAGAAATAGATGGAATTCTTAAACACGACCTCAACCGTTTTGAGTTGGGAGTATCTAAGATGCTACCTAACGTGCGCCTTAGACAACATGAATTTGATAGCATTGTTTCTTTTTGCTTTAATTTGGGTCTTGGATGCTTTCAGCGTTCAACCATCCGTCAAGCGTTGTTACGTGGCGATAAAGAAGCGGCTATGGAGTCGTTAGTTAAATATTGTAGAGCTGGTGGTAAGATATTAAAAGGCTTACAAAACAGAAGATTAGATGAACGAAAGCTATTCTTAGGGTTATAATATAGTATCTCAACAATAGAGAATACTATGCGCATATTACTTATTGACTTAGAAGTAGCACCAAACCTAGCAACTGTGTGGGGTATCTGGCAACAGAACATTTCACTAAACCAATTACTAGAGTCATCATACATTATGTGTTACGCAGCTAAATGGTATGGCGAACCTAAAATGTATTTTAACTCTGTACATAAGTCATCTAAAAAACAAATGTTATTAGATGTACATAAGATGATGGATGAAGCAGACGCTATTGTGCATTACAATGGAAATAGGTTTGATATTCCAATGCTACATAAAGAGTTCCTAGAAGAGAATATGCCTCCTCCAAGCCCATCCAAGCATATAGACCTATTACAAACAGCAAGAACTAAATTTAGGTTTGTTTCAAATAAACTAGACTATGTTGCACAACGTTTAGGACTAGGTAAAAAGACTGACCATGAAGGCCATGAGTTATGGTTAAAGTGTATGAACGGTGATCGTAAAGCATGGAAACGCATGGAAGAATACAATAAGAATGACGTGGTATTGTTAGAAAAAGTATACGATAAATTTAAAGGATGGATAAAGTCACATCCAAACCATAATGCTTATTCTACAAATTTATGTTGCCCAAATTGCGCATCACTTAAATTACACAAACGTGGTTTTGCAATTACTAGTACAAAAAAATACCAACGCTATCAATGTATGGAGTGCGGTTCATGGAGCAAGTCTACGAAGTCAGAGAAATTACAACAAGAGCAAGTTACCAGCATGTAAGGAAAATTATGGATATTATGGAATTATGCGAACACATGGTAGGAAAAACTATTGTGGTAGCAGAAGCACACTACTCAGATAGTGTGCTTATCATAGAACTAGATGACGATACTTATATTGAAATTGCTTGTGACTCTATTAACTCAGAAGTTCCTGCCTTAGACGACTAATAATTATCCCACCAATTATTTATATACGTTTTTAAAGCATCTATACCAGTACCTACACGCCTCATATAGTCACCACGTACAACATAAAAGTCATTTACTTCTGTTGAATTTTCGTCACTATGTCCATAAATAATAAGTACAGTAAAATTATCTTTACTTGCTAGTCCCTTAAGGATGATCTTCTGTGCAAATGGCATTTCTTCAGTATCATGTTTCCATTCCCCAAATAAAAACCTAACACCATTCTTACACAATACCATGTCTATATTAGATGGCATAACAGCAGGCTTAGCCTTAATAGATCCTTGTAAAAACCCAAAGTCTATATGCGCAGCCTGACTGTTTCTCATTCCATTAGACACAAATAACTATCCCATTAGAAACTTGGCATACTGTTACTGAACCATCTGGTGCTAGTATAGTCGTAGTTTGAGCCATAGCCCTTTCTGTTCCCCAAATAGCTAATGCAGCTAATACCACAATAAATACCCAATATGTTTTATTCATCATCAAACCTTTGTAATTGAGCTTCAATTTCAGGTGGGTTTACAACTTCTTCATCCCTTAAAACTGAAATAAGTTTGTTTTTAAACCATTCAGACTTAGCTAAGTCTTCTTCTACATTACCTTTAAATGGGTAACGTAAGTCATATTTCATCTTGCTACCTTTTAAATACCCTACAAACTCTTCTTTAGTTAAACGACTTTCAATAATATCTATTGTCTCTAACCCTCCGATATTATAATGTTTAGGGTGGTTTACGTTATCTGACATACTTCCTCCTATAAATAAAACAACATTGATGACTTCTTGCGTGCCTTCATCAAAGACTGTTTTGGAGTCAATGGTAATGGCAATTTAATAAGACCCTGATCCTCTAGCATCTTAGCCCTATATTTGGTTAAATTACATTCTAAATAAATAAATTTACGTATAGCATTTGGGTTAGCTTCCATATATGCTTTAACTTGTTTTGCTTTTTTTATATCATCTAATACTGTATACATTATAGTCTTGTTTCCTCAAAACATTCCAAATGACTTTTAGCATAAACATGTGGTCTAATTTCTTCGTATAACTCACCTTGAATACATTTTAAGTTCATACTGTATTTGTTCATATTGCTATTATATGACATAAGTGACCATGTAATTAAAGATCCAATAATAGCACCTACAATTAAATATCCGTTACCTTCGTATTTAGAGGCCATTATTTGCCTCAACTAAACGCTTACTATCGTATTTTGATAAGCCTTTATATTCTTCTACAGGTTCTCCAGGAAACAACGGTGTGATCTTAATATGGTGAGTTTTTCCTTTAAGGTCTTTTAAATAAGATAACTGGTCTGGGTGAAATGACCATAAATAAGACTTCATAAGGTCACCTGTTCTCACATCAAACTCTTCAAATAAGTACGCTACTGGCTTAGTCACAGAATACCAACCTTCCTATTTTAATATTGCAGTTTTTCCATCCTGCCGGAGTACTAATACTATCATCATAAAAATGTAATTTTTTTGGTACTGGGTTGTTATAACGGTTTCTATGAATAACGTCTATAGCTAATAATTTAATACTAAGAAAACGTTTCATATCTACTTCATCATGGTTTTCATCTGTCACACCCTGGAATTGCCCATTGGCGTAGACCACCTCGCACGAGTCCTTGCCATATCCTGCCTTAATGCGTTGACGTATCACATTCATCACACCAATAATTTCTTGCTGTGTTCCTGCCTCATGATAAGCAGCGTGAGCATAACAGCTCATGTTTAAGTCTAGTGTATTAATGTCCATTTAATTTCTCGTATTCTGTCATACCTACTTTATTCTTTATCATACGTATAACGTATTCTCTATCAATTTCAGCAAGAAGTAAACAAAAGTCTCTCATAGGGTTATGTTTAACTAAAAACCAATTTAATGCTGTACGCCTAGTATGGTAATCTCTCTTTTCTATAACGTCAAGTAGTGCGTGAGTTAATATAGCAATAAATAACCTACCCTCAGGTGTTGATACTAATTCGTTTCTTAAAGACTTTTTAGACTCTAAACTTAATAATATATTAGGCATTTATCATGGTTTTCTTTATATCAATTTTTTAATTGTGTGAGATAATATAATTGCAACATTTAATTAACATTTTAAAAGGACACTTATTATGTGGACAACTCCAGCAGCTACTGAAATGCGTTTTGGCTTCGAAGTAACTATGTACGTAATGAACAAGTAATTGTTATGCGTTTGGGGATGCTCCTAAAAAGGAACATCCTCATCTGCACCTTCAACAGCAGGTCCACTTCTTGTTTCAGCTTTAGGTTCTTTTAATTGAACTGTACCTGAAATAAACTTACCATTAGCACTTTCTCTTATCCAGCCACTAATACGAAACTCAATACCATCTACATTCATATTGCCTGTGTAGTTAGGTCTTTTTGGGTTATCGCCTTGATCGTTCTTAAATAATGCAAAAGTGTTTGTATTGTCATACTGTGCCATACTTTACTCCTTATTAAAAATTGGTTTCTTAGTCCAGCGTTTAGGTTCTATGTCATCTTCAACATATTTTATAAACTCTAGCGCTAATGGCGTATACCATTCAAGCCATTCCTTACTTCTGTTTACTACCTGTATCTTTGTTTCATTTGGTGTCCATATATAAAAATACGCATGAGGCATTTTACATACTTCCATTTGCATTTGCATTTGAAAGTAATAGCGTTCAGGTATCTCTTTATATACTTCCTGAGAATACGGACATTTTATCTCAATAACATTGCCATCATAATACCCATCCGGACTTGCACCAAACGGTAATTTGTCATGCAATACAAACTTATTACCAGGCTCTACAATGTCATCAAACTCTTTTTCCAAAGCAGATAATGCAATAGCCTCATGAATATTACCGTACTCAGTCATCTCATTACCTTCAAATGGTGCTTCACGTAAAGTCATTTGACGCCATAACTTTTGTCTCTCATATACAGCCGACCATGCAGTACTAGCTGTAATGACGTTATGACGCCTATTATCCTTTAAATGACTCATGCAGACTTCTTAAGTTCGTTAGCATACTCACGTAGTTTTTCTTGAGCATTTGGTGTTAATTTAAAAAATGCTTGTTTAAGTTCACCACGTTTAGCAGCTTCTTCTAAGTTATTCTTGGCAATTTCTAACTGCTCTTCTGTAATAGTATCTTCAACTTCTACAGGTTTAGCAGAGTCAATTGCGTCATGCTCTACAATTTCAAAAGCATTAGTCCATAAATAACGTCTTAAGTAGGTTTGAACTGCACCTAAATTTTGCACTTCATGGCATCCTTTTAAAGCTGCTGAAGACATAGGGCATTTAAACTCAATAAACTGTGACGTATCATCCATGTCAGTTATAGTTAAAATAGCAATATCTGTATAAAATGTAACAGTTCCACAGAGACCCACATCATTACATATAGTTTGAATAACAGGTAAAAAGTCACCTAACTCAAAATATTGGTATCCAGCAAACTTATTCTTGCCAGACTTTTTAAGTTCTGTATTTTGCAAAGCAAGTCTAGCTTGCATTAGTTTCTTATGAACGCTCATTTAGCATCTCCTGTTGTTTCGTTTGTATTTCGTGTAGTTCCTGCATCACTTGTTGGTAAAATTGATCTTCCATTTTCTTTTTTCTCCCAATTGTCATTATCAAGTTTTAACTCTTCGGTTAATTTTTTAAGTATTTCTGATATGTGTTCTAAAGCCATATTGTCACCACATAACCTATTACGAAAATACATACTAGCACAACAAAAACCTTTTGTGTAAACTTTTCTTCTTCGTAAGAATTATCATGTTTATAGTCAATTCCATATCTTTCTTTATAACTTCTAGGTGTTTTAAAGTCCCATTGGTTATACCAGGTATGGTGTTTATCTTTATCCCATTTATAGTCATTCATCATGTTTCTCCTGTTGCTCAAGTTTATATTGCGCCTCTTGTTCTTTTTGCTCAAGACGTTCCATGTCATCTAAATATGCGTCTGGATCTAAATGTCTTTCCATTATATAGCTCCTGCAAACTTACCCATAGCCCAAAGGCACAAAGCTACATAAAACCAAAATAGTATTGCTATTGCTATCATTGTTGAAATTTTCATGTCTCTCTCCTAAAGTTGACAATTGAATATTAAACCTCTTAAAAAATAAGTCAAGCATTTTATATAAAAAATATATTGTATTTATATTTTATTCATGTTAGTGTTCGTTTGCTATGGTAAATTTAAGATACATAATATTAGACGAATTTGATGGAAAACCTTTAAGAGCCTTTAGTAACAAGGCCTCTGCTACATGGTTTCTTGAAAATAGACCTGACTGTAAACTATTAACTTTACCAAAAGTAAAAGAAGTGTTAAATTTAGAACAATTTGAAGAATGTTTATTTTAGGAGATATTACATGAGAATTAAGAACTGGGATAAATTCCAGCATTTTAAGCATAAAAGCGATATGAAATGGTTTAAATGTTATGGTCGTGACTTATTAAATGATCCTGACTTTATGAAAATGGATGATGTAAAACAGGCTACTTTATTAAAATTATGGTGTTTAGCAAGTGAGTCAAATGGTGTTTTACCCAATGCCTTTGATATTGCTTTCCGTTTAAGAAAGCCTATTGCATTTGTAGAAAAATTGTTAATGGAATTAGACACTTGGCTTATAAAACATGATGATGCACAAAAATTATATAGTAATTATATAACAGATAAGAGTAGAGATAGATTAGATGAAGATAAGATAATAAAAACCTCCCTTAGGTTTGATGAGTTCTGGAATGAGTACCCTAGCGTAAGGAAACAAAATAAAAAAGGTTGTTTAGAAAAATGGCAAGCAAAAGATCTTGACTTGATAGCTGATAAAGTTATAGGATATGTAAAAGCTATGAAACAAACAAAGCAATGGAAGGAAGGGTTCGTATGTGCGCCAGAGGTGCTTATTAACCAGGAACGCTGGAACGACTCTGAAATGAAAGTTAAAAACCCATGGGACAATGCTAAATGAAACTAGATGAAGTCATAGATGCTTTAACAGTAAACAAACAAACTATTACTGACTACTACAATGCAGGTTATGGCACAAGCGAGTTCAAGGTCAAGGACACCAATGTGTTTACAGATGATGTTATACGTTATTTTTCAGATGAAATTCATTCAGGAAAGTCTCTAGGTTTTGTAAAGACAGAAGAAGACTTTAGAATTAGACCTGCTGAACTTACAGTTCTTACCGGTGTATCTGGTCATGGTAAGAGTATGTGGTTATCACAAGTGGTATTGTCTCTTATGGGTCAAGATACTAAATGCCTTATTTCATCACTTGAAATGAGACCTGTATTAACATTGGCTCGTATGATACAACAAACTTTGAGAACTACAGACCCAACTCCTGAATATATTTCTACGTGGTGTTCTCGTGCTGCAGAAAAGCTGTATCTGTACGATCAAACAGGAAGCACTACTTCAGACGATATGATAGCTACAATGTATTACGGAAAGCATGTATTAGGATGTGGTGTTTTTATTATTGATAGTTTAATGAAAATGAGTGATATATCTGAAGACAATTATGAGAAACAAAAATTGTTTATAGATAGACTTGCTACCACTTGTCGTGACTTAAATGTTCATGTATTCTTAGTAGCTCATACTCGCAAGATGGCAGATGAAACAGAAATACCAGATGCAACTCACATATTAGGTTCTTCACATATTCGTAATTTATGCGATAATATTATTTGTGTTTGGCGTAATAAGAAAAAAGAATTAGATGTAGCAGAAAATAACAAGACTGAAGATGAATTAAAAAAGATACCAGACTGTTTGGTATATTTACAGAAACAACGTAATTATCCTGTAGAAGGCAAATGGTCTTTTTGGTTTGATAAAAAAGGTTTAAGATATACGGAGAGTTCAAGATGACAATTAATGACTTCATAAAAGAATGTAAAAAAGTATTTGGTTCAGATATACAATACAAGGCAACTTCTAAAGACGGACAAGTATTTAAAACGAAAGGATGGCAAGATGATAAAGTGGGCATTAACCAAAGACAACTTACCCCAGCTTATAGAAAAACTAAAAACTCTTGACTTTACTAAACGTTGGCGTGTAACAGTAACAGACGCTAAACTTAACCGTAGTCTTGAACAGAACGAAAGGTTATGGGAATTGTATGGTAGCATTGGAAACCATTTAGGTATTGAAAAAGACAGGATACATGAACTTATGGGTTATAAGTTTTTACGGTCACAAACTGAAATAGCAGGTATGCCATGCGAAATTATTAAAAGCACAACTAAACTAACTACAAGTGAAATGACAGAATACCAACAACAGATAGAGGTATGGGGTCAGACTATGGGTTGGGGTTGGGACTATTAATGAACTATAGAAACCCTAAATTACTTAAACTAGCAGATGGCGCACCATGTATGATGTGTTCTATGCAAGATGGAACTGTAGTATCTGCGCACTCTAACCAATTGCGTGATGGTAAAGGAACGGGTATTAAGGGGCATGACTATCGTATAGCGTTTTTATGTCATCAATGCCATCACATGATAGATAATGACAAGATGTTAGATAAACATGATAGAATAGCAGCATGGGAAGAAGCACACCGTAAAACTATAGGTTGGCTATTTACTAACGGACATTTGGGGGTTAAATAATGGGTAAGGGTTCAGCACCAAGACCATATAGCGTAGACGCAGAAACTTTTGAAAGTAATTGGGATAGTATTTTTAAACGTAAACCACACGAAGGACAATTTGATGGCAGGAAAGTCACCGACACAACTAACGTTAGCGAAACTCCAGAAGGACAATTACCCTCTAGTCCAAGTAGTGGAGAAATGGAATAGCTGGGGGCGTGTGCGTGTTGATCTGTTTGGCATAATTGATGTATTGGCAATTTCAGAAGAAGGTGATACAGTAGCCATTCAGACCACCAGCCTTACTAACGTAGGGGCTAGAATAAAAAAAATTAGTGATAGTGAAGCAATTAAACATATACGAAAAGCTGGGTGGACTGTATTAGTCCATGGATGGTACAAGAAAAACAATAGATGGCATGTTAAAGAAGTAAACGTTTCTTAGGAGATAATATGGCAGCAAACTGTCAAGCAACATACAACGTACATGGTAAAATATTAAATACAACACAATTACGTGAACGCATTATGGAAGTTATTGGTGATAAGAAATTAACCATAAGAGAAATTGAAGAAGCATTAGGCTTTCCACATAAACGTCTTATGTCTATTATGACTGGAATGTCAGCTAACCACATTGTACTTATGGAAAAGTTAAACAATAATAAACGCTTTGCAGTTTACTATAACCATCCAAAGTCAATGCTTCAAAACATATTCCATCCATTACCTAAAGGTTATGAAAATATGCAGGGTAAAGTTTATACAGAAAAGCATACAAAACATAATGAACGTGTAAGAACTCCTTACGAAACATTTAATTTTAGTTCAATGTATAACTTAGCAGAATGATAGATACTAACCGTTTATTAGAACTATTAGACTTATGGGCCTCATGGATGAAGTCGGATAATCACCGCCTGGGTTATCCATCTAAGTCAATTGGCATGTATTCAGGTGGTGAGTCAACAGTTGACTCATTTACAGAGATGGTAGAGGCTCAAGACATGGCCAATATACGCACGCTAGACGCTATAGTGCATAGTTTACCTAAAGAGCAACAGGAAGCTATATACGCTAAGTATTTAGATGCTAAAAAGCCACTTGCATATCCATACAAATTAGAGATAGCACTAGATAATATGCTAACTATTAGTTCAAGACGTATAAATGCTTGACAAAGCAAAAAAACATGATATAATACACGCATAGGGACAACTATTGCCCAAAGAAATGTAACTCTCCATCTAGCCCTGTTCAACCAGGGCATTTTTTTATGAAACTCTCCGTATGTAATGAATGTGGTCAGCCCTTTGACTACACAGGATACGACACGTGTCCAGAATGTAAAACAGATACTTTTATCAAGTTAGGAAATGACAATGAAAAAGCCAACAACAAAGATGGGCAAAGAAAAGAAAGTTTCAAAAGTAATGAAGGAATTTAAAGCAGGTTCATTACATTCAGGTAAAAAAGGTCCAGTAGTTAAGTCTAAAAAACAAGCCGTAGCGATCGCACTTAGCGAAGCAGGTATGTCTAAAAAGAAAGGTAAATAATTATGCCAATGGTAAAAACAAAAAGCGGAGTTAAAGCATTTCCTTACACTTCAAAAGGTAAAATGGAAGCTAAAGAATACGCAAAGAAAACAGGTAGCAAAATGGCTGCTAAGCCTATGAAAAAGGCAGCTAAACGTGGCAAATAAGCCAGGTCTATACGCCAACATTGCAGCCAAAAAAGCTAGAATTAAAGCTGGCTCAGGGGAACGAATGAGAAAAGTGGGTTCTAAGGGCGCACCAACTGCTAAAGCATTCAAAGAGTCAGCAAAAACAGCTAAAAAGAAATGATCAAAAAAGGTAAAGAAACATTCTCAGGTTATAATAAACCTAAGAAAACTCCTAGTCATCCTACTAAGTCACATGCAGTATTGGCTAAAGATGGTGACCAAGAAAAACTTATCCGCTTTGGTCAAAAAGGCGTATCAGGTGACAAAACAAATACAGATAGAGCCAAGTCATTTAAAGCAAGACACGCTAAAAACATTGCAAAAGGAAAAATGTCCGCAGCATACTGGGCTAACAAAGTTAAGTGGTAAAGCTAGATATATATGTAGGATATGATGGCAAGGTAGAACCAATTGCTTATCATAACTTTTGCCAGTCAGTTATAGAGAAGTCATCTATACCGGTAAGTTTTACACCATTAGCACTAAACACTTTAAAAGACTACAAAGAAACACATACAGACGGTAGTAACGCATTTATCTACTCACGCTTTCTAGTGCCATATCTAAATAACTTTAAAGGTATCGCACTATTCGTAGATGGTGATATGATATGCCGCACAGATATTGCAGAGATATTAGCTAACTTTGATAATGACGAAGCAGTCAAAGTTGTTAAGCATAGTTATAAAACAAAGCATCCTGTTAAATATCTAGGTGCAAAGAACGAAGATTACGAGAAGAAAAATTGGAGTTCAGTTATTTTATGGAATTGTTCACATTGGTTGAACCGCCAGTTAACTCCTAAGTTTATTCAAGAGCAAACAGGTAAATATCTTCACAGGTTTCAATGGCTCAAGTATCCAGAAGAACAAGTAGGTAAGCTAGACGAGACATGGAACTGGCTAGAAACAGAATACAAATATAACCCAGACGCTAAGTTGGTACACCACACGCTTGGCACACCATGCTTTAAAGACTATCAGTCTACAGACTATAGCCAAGAATGGTGGGAAACATACCAAAGAATGATATATCCTCTAAAAGGAAATAAAAGGGAAAGCGAACTATGAACTTCTTAGACTACTTAACAAATGCTATGACAGGCGGTCAACCAACTCAACAGGAGTTAATGGTACGCAAGATGGCAGAAGAAGAAGCTAAAAAGCAAGCACTTCAAGGTTTATTATCACAACAAGCTGGGCCAATGCCAGAGCCTATGAAAATGACACCAGAGATGATGCTTGAAATGAGACGTAACATGACACCTCCTATTTCAGGTAAAGGTCAAATGGCAGATCAATATAGACAAAACCTAATGAACCCAGGTATGACAATGCAACAAAACTATATAGACCCAAGACTTATTGAACAAATGTACTATAGAGGGCTATTAAGCCGATAATTAAGAGGGCAACCAACCTATTAGGAGTTGCAAAACAATGGATAACGAAGAACGAAAAAAACTAGCAGCAGAACGTAGCTCAGAAGTTAATAAGGGCAATACACATTCTAGTAAAAACAATAGGTTATGGGCAGAAACACTTAGACGTGCTGTCATTCAGTCAGATGCAGAACGCTTAAGACAGATAGCAGAGGCTTTATTAGATAAAGCAGCCTCAGGTGATGTATCAGCTATTAAAGAATTAGGTGATAGAATAGATGGTAAGGCCATTGCAACTCAAGAAATTACAGGTGCGGATGGATCTAATTTACCATTAAGCATTGGAATAAGGTTTGTTGAACCAGAACCAAAACAATAGAGAACCTATAGCAGACTTTCCTAAGAAGCTACAATTCTTATTTGAACCACATAGATACAAAGTAGCTTACGGTGGTAGAGGATCTGGTAAGTCATGGTCAATGGCCAGAGCATTATTAAGCCAAGCTACAGAGAAGCCATTACGCATATTATGCGCAAGAGAGATACAACGTTCGATAAAGCAGTCAGTACACACTTTGCTGAACGATCAAATACAAGCATTAGGTCTAGGAGCTTTCTACGAAGTTCTTGAGTCAGAGATACGTGGTATTAACGGAAGCACATTTAGCTTTACTGGTTTAGCTACTAATACGGTCGAGTCAATTAAGTCGTTCGAGGGCTGTGACTACGTATGGGTAGAGGAAGCACAAACTGTTAGTAAGAAGTCATGGGATATTCTTATACCTACGATACGTAAACCAGACTCACAAATATGGGTCTCATTTAACCCTAATATTGATACAGATGACACATACCTTCGCTTTGTGGTTGAACCACCGGATAATGCTAAGGTAGTTAAAGTTAATTGGCAAGATAACCCTTGGTTTCCTGAAGTATTAGAAATTGAACGTCTACATAGTGAAAAGACTAACCCAGACTATAACAATATATGGGAAGGTGAATGTAAAGCTGCTGTAGATGGTGCTATATATTCTAACGAGATAAGAGAAGCACAAGAAGCAGGACGTGTTACTAACGTACCTTATGATCCTATGTTAAAGGTTCATGTTGTTATGGACTTAGGATGGAATGACTCAATGTCAGTTATCCTATGCCAAAAAGGTGTATCAGACTTAAGAGTTATTAGTTATATAGAAGATGACCACAGAACATTAGATAGTTACTCATCTCAGTTAAAAGCATTGCCATACAATTGGGGAACTATGTATTTACCTCATGATGGACAGTCTAAAGACTTTAAGCATGGAATATCAGCAGAAGATATTATGCGTAAGTTTGGATGGGATGTAAGAATTGTACCTCGCATGGATATAGAAGCCGGCATCAAGATAGCACGGATGAACTTCCATAGAGTTTATTTTGATAAGTCAGCTAATAGACTTGTTGACTGTTTAAAGCATTATCGCAGAAGTATAAACTCTGCAACTAACGAACCTGGAGCGCCATTGCATGATGAGTATTCTCATGGAGCAGACGCATTCAGATATTTATGTACCTCTGCAGACGGAATGAAGAACGAGTCATGGTCTAAAGAGCAGATACAATATAATACAAAAGGAATTGTTTGATGAAGATAGAAGACATGGAAATAATTGCACAGATAGAGGCGCAAGAAAATATCGCCTACGGTGTAAATGACTCAGCATTGTCTAATGATAGAGCAGAAGCTATTGAGTATTACTTAGGTCAGCCATTCGGAAATGAGCAAGAAGGTCGTAGCCAAGTTGTATCTTATGACGTGCAAGATACTATCGAGTCAGCATTACCACAATTATTAAAAGTCTTTGTAGCAGGTGACCAAGTAGTTAGGTTTGAGCCTAAAGGCCCAGAAGATCAAGACGCTGCTGATCAAGAAACTGACTATGTAAACCATGTTGTTATGGAAAATAATGAAGGCTTCAAGATATTCTACGTATGGTTTAAGGACGCATTACTATCTAAAAACGGATACGTTAAAGTTTATGCTGAAGACGAAGAAGAAGAAGAAGAGTACAAATACGAAGGCCTTACAGATGCCCAACTACAAATGTTGGCTTCAGATGAGAATACAGAAGTATTAGAGCATGAGGCTTATCCTGATCCTAGTGTAGATATGAATGCACTTATGGATCAAGCATTAGCAATGGGCCAAGACCCTGCTACTATTATTCAACCTATGCTTCATGACGTTAAGCTCAAAGTTACAGAAAAAGAAACAGAAATTCATATTGAGAACGTAGCTCCAGAAAACATGATGATATCTGTAGAAGTTACTGGCCCTAACTTACAAGATGCTAAGTTTGTTCAACACAGAGAAGTCATGCAGTTAGCTGACATTGCTGAGACGTTTGACAAGCCACTAGAATACATCAAGTCTATTATGTCAGACCTTCGTGATACATTTGAAGAAGAGTCTAATGCACGTGATATCTATGATGAAGAATATGATAGAGCTATTGAGTCACAAGAAGCGCTCGTTAAAGACACATACATTAAGTTAGATGGTGAACGATATAGAGTAGTCGTATTAGGTAACACAGTTCTTTATAAAGAGAAGTGTGAGTATGTACCTTTTGCATGTATCACACCTATGATAATGCCACATAGACATATTGGTCGTTCTTATGCGGACTTGACTATGGACATTCAGTTAATTAAGTCTACGCTTATTCGTGGTCAGTTAGATAACATGTATCTAGCTAACAATGGTCGTTATGCTATCTCAGATAGAGTAAACCTAGACGATATGTTGACAAGCCGTCCAGGCGGTATTGTTCGTGTAGATGGTGACCCAGGCTCAGGTATTTTGCCTTTATCACATCCTCCACTACCAGCATCATCATTCGGTATGGTTGAATACATGGACTCTATGAAAGAGAAGAGAACAGGTATCACAGCATATAACCAAGGCTTAGACTCTAACAGTCTTAACAAGACAGCTACAGGCGTACAACAAATTATGACTGCTGCTCAACAACGAGTTGAGTTAGTAGCTAGAACATTTGCTGAGACAGGTGTAAAAGAGTTATTTAAACTTGTACATTACTTAGTGAGAACAACGCTTACTAAACCTGACATTATTCGTCTACGTAACAAATGGGTAGAAGTAGACCCTAGAGAATGGAAAGCTCGTAAAGACTTATCTATCTCTGTAGGTTTAGGTGCTGGCAATAAAGACCAACAACTTATGCACTTGAATACTATTCTACAAGCTCAAAAAGAAGCATTGCAAATTGGCATTACTTCACCTGAGAAGATCTATAACGCATTAGCTAAACTTACACAGAACGCAGGCTTTAAGAACCCTGAAGAGTTCTGGATCAACCCAGCTAATACACCTGAGCAAGAAGGTCAGCAACAAAAACCTTCAGAAGCTGAGATCATGATACAAGGTCAGTTAGCTATTGAACAACAAAAAGCTCAAGCTCAACTACAACAAGAGCAAGTTAGATCAGAGAATGATGTTATAATTGAACGTGAGAAGATAGCAGCTCAAGCTGAGTTAGAACGCTTTAAAGCACAATTGAAGGCAGAAACAGACTTAGCTATCGCACAAATTAAAGCACAGTCAGGAATGATATATGGCGGATAAGTCATTAGAAGAAGTTAAGCGTGGTGAACAAGCATCACAGATATTAGATAACCCTATCTACCAAGAAGCTATGGATAAGGTTCGTGAAAGTCTTATTGCAAGTATGGCGAACAGTCCATTAGGTGACGAGAAGACACATAACAAATTAGTAATAGCATTACAACTATTAAACCAAATAAACAAGCAACTTACTGACGTAATGCAAACAGGTAAGTTAGCATCTATCCAAACGGACAGACCTAAGTTTAAGATATTTGGGTAAGGACAAGCCCACTTAAGACTCTTACGAGTCTTTTTTATTGTCTAATTTCAAGGAAATAAAACTATGAGTGACCAAGTCCCAGAACAGTCACCACACAGCCGATTAGAGGCTATGCTAGGTGATAGTGTTGAGTCAGATGTTAAACCACCTGAACTTCAAGACGAAGAAGAACAACCACCACTAGAAGCTGAGGCTGAAGCTACTGAAAAGGTAGAGTCAGAAGAAGCAACAGAAGAACCAGATGAAGAGGTTGAGGAAGAAGAACAGTCGCAAGATGAAGTTCCTGCTATCCTTAAACTTAAAGTCAATGGTGAAGATGTTGAAAAACCACTAGACGAAGTCGTAGCATTAGCTCAACAAGGCTTAGACTACACGCAAAAGACACAACAAGTCGCAGAACAACGCAAAGAGCTAGAAGCCTATGCTGAGAGTATAAAAGCTCAAGAGCAAGCCTTTCAAGAGCAGATGCAACTTAACAATGTCCTAATTGAAGATGTAGCGAAGATCACAGCATTAGACCAACAATTAACCCAATACGGTAACGTGAATTGGCAAGAATTGTCTGATAATGACTTTGTGGAAGCGCAAAAACATTTCTTTACATATAACCAACTACAGCAACAACGTAGTCAACTCGTTTCACAATTTGAAGCCAAAAAGCAACAAATAGCAGGTCATCAAGCTCAATTGATGTCAGAGAGAATAGCAAAAGGAAAAGAAGTCTTAGCTAAAGAGATACCAGGATGGAGTCAAGAGACCACCCAAAAACTTGTATCTGTAGGCAAAGAGTATGGCTTTTCAGATGCTGAACTCAATTCAATTGTAGATCCTAGACACGTTAAGGTACTGCATGACGCTATGCAATGGCGCAAACTACAACAGAATTCTACTGTAAAGAAAAAAGTATCAAGCGCTAAACCTGTAGTGAGACCAGGTGCTAAAGATACAAAAGCGGAAGCTAACTCTAACGTACGTAACTTACGTGAGAAATTACGTAAGACAGGTAAGTCAGATGCAGCTCAAAAACTTATAGAAAACATGCTTTAATTTAAAAGGAAAACATTATGTCAGAATCAGCAACCAATACCTATACGGGTAAAGGTATAGCGGAGTCATTTGAAGATATTATCTTTGATATTTCTCCAGAAGATACACCTTTACTCTCAATGGCAAAAAGAATGTCAGCAGGTCAAACTTACCATCAATGGCAAACAGACTCATTAGCAGCAGCAAATACTAATGCAAACCTTGAAGGTGATGACGCTACATTCGCAACATTAGCAGCAACAACAGTATTAGGCAACTATACTCAAATTTCACGCAAAACAGTTCAAATTTCAAACACATATGACGTAGTACGTAAGTACGGTCGTAAGTCTGAAGTTGCTTACCAACTTATGAAAGCTGGTAAAGAAATGAAACGTGACATGGAGTATGCTTTAGTACGTAACCAAGCATCATCAGCAGGTGGACCAGCAACAGCTCGTACATCAG